AAACCCGAGAGTGTCCCTCGGGAATGTCCTTGACTCTCAGAGACAAACCCGAGAGTGTCCCTGTGTCTCTGGAGTGTCTGTAGGGACAAAGACAAACCCGAGAATGTCCCTGAGAAAACGCACAACCATGCGGGTTTTAAGCTCTAGGGACAAACCCGAGAAACTCAGGGACAAAGCTAGGGACAGAATTCTTCTCTCTTCGAGAAGAAGAATTTAGGAAGTGTCCCTGAGAGTTCAGAAGAACAGGTACAGGTACAAGGGGGCTATGCATCCGCCCCTTGTAACCCTGTAACCCTGTCCTTCACTCTGAACTTAGGCGCGTATAAAAAAAGAAGGTAAAAAATGACATTAAATAAAAAAGCTATTGATAATCTTAAAAAGGAAATTGATGACTTGTTGGATAAATGTGAAGATGATTTTGAAGAGATGGCACTTAATCCAGATTACACATTTGGATTGCTTATGAGCGCTAGTGCGACCTTGGGTGTAATTTTAAGGGAGTTGGCTGATGATTGAATTCTTTTTACCGATGAAAAAAATCCCGACAACAACTCATCAACAGAAAAAGGTAAATGTGAGATCTGGTAAGCCGATTTTTTATGAGCCAGATGACCTAAAAAATGCCAGAGCGAAATTTGAGAGCTTGCTTGCGCAGCATGTACCTCCTGATAAATTTAAAGGCGCGATTCGTCTGACGGTTAAGTGGTGTTTCCCTCGTATCAAAAAAAGCTACGATGGCCAGTACAAGACTACAAAGCCGGATACAGATAATTTACAGAAGTTGCTCAAGGATTGCATGACGAAACTTGGATACTGGCAAGATGATGCTCAAGTGGCCAGCGAGATTGCCGAAAAGTTCTGGGCTGACACAGTTGGAATCTATATCAAGATTGAGGAATTGCCATGAGAATTGACTACATTGATTTCTTCAGAAGACAAATTCCAGAATGGATGGCGCGCAGCAACCAAAAGAGTCAAGAGGTCGGTTTTGCTTCCGACGCTTATTGGTTATGGGTAGTGTCATCTATTAGCGAAATTTGCAAGCAATACAATGATGATGAACTAGTGACAGAGCAGTTCGGTTTGCTCTTTAACTGGCTAGAAAAACAAGCAGGATAAGCCATGGAATATAGCAAATAGATTGTCATCGACGGACTGAAACGCACAATCGAGCAAACGGAGGCAAGGATAGTTGAACTATCTGAGCCGTGTGTCAAATCGCTTGCTTTTAGCAGGTCTGAGGAAAGAGACTTGCTTAAAAAGAAAGTGAAAGGATGGAAGAATAGAATAAAGGAAGTTGGAAGATGAATAAACAGGAAGCGTTAAAAAGGATTGAGGTACAGAAAGAAACCATCATAAGACTTACTGGCTGGGCAGTTTATGTATATATAGAGGAGCTTATTAAAAGTCTTGACGAACCGCAACCAGTCAAAGTACCGCAGTTTGTGGCGGAAAAAATTGAGTATTTCAAAAAAACTGGTGACTGGGATTTGTTTCAAGCAATGGATTCTTTATTTGGAAGAAGAGAAACCAGGGAATGGCTTGAGTATAAAAACAACCAAGAAACATTCGCTCGTGCATGGCTGGACGGCTACGAGGTCGAGGAAGAGAAGCGGTATTTGGTGAAGATGAAATATGTTGAGATTAATTTTAATTTTTTAAATCGTCACAGAAACGAGAACTACTGGATATTTTCAAGCAAAGACGAACATATTTTATATCAAACACATCACACCCGTAAAGAATTAGAAGAAGCTGGGTTCGGCTGGGTATTCGATTGCCCAGGGATTGAGATTGAGGAGGTTGATGGATGATACAAACGCTTGAAGAAGGAATGAAGAATCAAAGTAAACGCATAAAAATCCCAATGGAAATCAGACCGTTTGATGTGGGTTATCGAATAGTAAATAAACACGGTCAAGCGCTTGCCTTAAATAACGGAGCAAGTATATTCGCTTTACCTTCGCTGGCCGAAAAAGCCATTAAGAAAGAGTTTGGGAAAAATGATCCAGACTTTGACATTGAAAAGCATTTTGTTGAAGAGGTCGCTATTGTCAATTTAAGTAAATTTCATAGTTATTTTGAGGAGGTGAAGTGATGGAAGATGTGCAAAATATTTTAGAGACACAATTGATTTTAGGTAAGCAAGTTTTAGAAATTGTATTGGATTTGCTAAAAAGTGACTCAAAAACAGGGGCAGTTCTACCTTTAAACATAAATGACCGTGAATTTACAATTACTGTAGAAAAGGAGGTGGAGTGATGAATAAGCGTCAACGTAAAAAGAAAATTTTTAACGGTCTGGACAAAGAAGAAAGATATCGCAGGACGCATTGTCCTATTTGCGATAGCAAAATTGGAGTATTTGATGAATACTTTAATAGTTATGGATTTTGCTGTGTACCATGCGGTTATGAATACTATGGAATCGAGAGGTGACTAACATGAAACGATTCATAGCTATCTGTATTCTGCTATCTGCTGGATTAAACATTTGGCAGATGGACAGGATTCGAGATTTGGAAGAGAAGAAGCCAATGGTTATCTACAAGGCAGATAACGCAGGCGCTGAAATATTTGGTAAGGTCCTTGAGAAAGGACGACATGGGAAGCTGTATACAGTGACTATCAGAGATTATGGGATTTTTGTAGTTACTCAAACAAGCTACGAATCATTGAGGATTGGAGACGAGGTGAGATTATGATACCAAAGTTTAGAGCGTGGTTAAAGAAAGAGCAGAAAATGGATAATGAAATTGACCACATCAGTTGGCTAGAAGATGAGTTATATTGTATTGGGGATGGAATTACTTACATGGTTTTAGCAGAAGATTTAGTGCTCATGCAATCAACAGGACTCAAAGATGAGTTTGACAAAGAACTTTTTGAAGGAGATATTATCGAGTGGAGTTATTGGGATGAATTTGAAGATAGTGGTACAGCAAAGATTATCTTTGATAAAGGTATGTTTAAGTTATTAGATGTACGCACAGAAAAAAGCGTCTGGGATAATCTATTCGACTGTATTGAAAACTGTAATGTATTCCTTCAAGGTAACATCTACGAAAACCCAGAGCTTTTGGAGGATAAGAAATGTACCCAGAAATAATTGATAATATAAACAAACCAAACCACTACATCGGGACTTATGGTCTCGAAGTGAAGGATGTTACGAGGAATTTTATCAAAGGCAAGTCAGAAATGGAAGCACATCATTGGTGCAGTGCAGTCGAGTATTTACTTCGATATAAAGAAAAGAACGGTCTTGAGGACCTGAAGAAAGCCAGAAAGAACCTTGACTGGCTAATCGAGGAGATGGAACATGAGAATTAAAACATTAATGGGAACAATCATCAATGTTGATAGGATAAATCGCAGTATCACAGTTGAGGGTATTGAATTAGGCTCAGATTGCCGTGCTTTAGTATCTAAACACAAAGATGGTACAGGTACAATAACACTAGTTTTTGATGGGAAAATAATTTAAAAAAGGAGTAAAATCGATGTTTACACAATACAATCACGAAACAGGAAAAACGACACTTACAAAACTTGCTAAGGGCGGTATCATTACAGTCGCAGCTGTTGCTTCACTTGGTGTTTTTCGTCTCACGGCCGTGAAGCGTATCCCGGCTAATACAGTTGGGGTTAAGGTTAGTGCAATTGGTGGTGTGCAAGAAAATACCCTGCAAACAGGATATCATCTAAAAATGCCATTTATTGATAAAGTCTACACCTTATCGACATCTGTTCAAACAAAAACAATGGAGAAAATCACGACCCAAACTAAAGATGGTCAGTGGCTCAACACCAATATTGATGTGAAATATCGAGTCAATAAAGAAAAGGCTATGACAGTCTTCTCTAATTACACAGACTTAGAAAACGTGAATAATAGTGTAGTATCTCCTGCTGTTCAGCGTGCTATTGAATCTGTAACAGGAAATTACGATATTTACGATATCCTCGGTAATAAGCGTACAGAAGTTTACGAAATGATTGATAAAGCTCTTAAAGAAAAATTTGAGTCTTATGATTTGGAGTTTGTATCCTTTACCATAACAGACCAAGATGCTGGAGATGAAATTGAAGCAGCAATCAAAAATGAATCGGTCAAACAAAAGGAAATCGATACAGCTAAACAGGAACAAGAAAAGGCTAAAGTTGAAGCTGATACTAAAAAAGTTCAAGCTCAAGCAGAAGCAGACGCAGGTATCATTAAAGCAGAAGGTGAAGCCAAGGCCAACAAAGCTAAGTCAGACTCAATCACAGACAATCTTATCCGGATGAAAGAAGCAGAAGCCAGAGAGAAGCATGGCTGGGTCACTGTTAACGGTGCAGGTAGTGTGATCACGAATAAAGAATAAAATTTAAACGGTATAGAAATGAGGTGAACGATGCCTTTCTTTCCAGAAGTAAACGAAGTCAAAACAAAAGAAAACGCCAAGAAAGTATTAGAAGGATATCCTCATTGGCGTCGTGTAGCAAATGATACAGACGGTCAGAAGGTGACAACTACATACTCTTTTACTCCACGATGCCCAGGGAATAATACAACTAGCCAAGTTGAGAAACTGGCAATCCGAAAAGTTGATGCAGAGTTAGAGATAGATGCTATTGAGCAGGCGGTTAGTAATTTACATGACCCTTACTATCGTAAAATCATATACGAGAAGTACCTTGTATGGCATCCTAAAAAAGATGAAACAGTATATAATGAGCTTGCAATTTCAGAAAGTTCATATTATGAAATTCTTGGAAAGGCTCTACTGGCATTTGCAGAGCTATATCGAAGTGGTGAACAAGTTGTAATTCTGGAGTAAGAGCGGAGTAAGTCAAGAGTAAATATCAATTTTTACGTGCTAAAATAGTATTATCCAATGATTGGCAACGAACAGTCATGAGGACTCCTAAAAATACAGAGGCTTCGGCCTCTTAGACAGTAAGGACAGGTTAGCAGGTTGTTTGGGTCTCCTTGAAACTTTTACCAAGCGTACGTTTTACTGCTAGACCAGCTGGTTCGATTCCAGCTACTGTCATTTGAGTGTTTGTGTCCCAGAATGGGGTAGGCAGTAGGCTTAGCATTCATATATCACTCATTAACTTAAAAATGGTTGCGGAGCGACTAGACCTTGCATGATTGCGTAGCTAATTATATTCCGGATAAGTTATAAGCTAGAGGGTTTGATTCCCTCAGAGGTTTTAAATGACTACAAAAAAAATAAATCAGAAAATTGATTTCTAATTAACAAGCAAGGTAGTAGTCGCCTTGCATTTAAAAGTAAAAAAAGGCTTTTAGTGTAGCGGTAACACAACAGTCTCCAAAACTGTTATCGTGGGTTCGATTCCCACAAAGCCTGTGAGAGGTCTTGAAAAGGTCGCACATCGTGTGGCTTTTTGTTTTGTGAAAAATTGGAGGTGATGGAAAATAAACGAGAGACAGAAACATTTCGCTGATGAGTACATCATCAGTAGAAACGCAACACAATCCGCAATAAAAGCAGGATATTCTGATAAAACAGCAAGGTCTATAGGACAAAGGTTGTTGACAAAAGTTGACATTTCTGAATACATCAAAAAACGTACAGAGGAACTTTTCGACGAACGTTCGATGTCAATTGTAGAAGCCTTGGCAATCTCTGCTAGTATTGCTAGAGGGGAAACTCAACAAGGATATTCTAAAAAAACTGTAAAGACCGCTGAAGGTGTGGAGGTATCTGAAACGACTTATGAATTTACTCCGACAATTGAAGAAAGGCAACGTTCTATAGACCACATATTCAAAGTGAATGGAGCATATTTAGAGAGAAAAGAAATCGAGATGTCTTCAGCTGTCCAGTTCGTTGATGATATAGGAGTTAGCGATGAAGCGTAGAATGAGTGAATTTATCCCAAAGGCTTTTTATTCTATGTGGCGTGCAGCATTCGACCCTAAAATCTTACATGTGGTTGAAAAGGGAGGGCGTGGTTCTGGTAAGTCAAGCGACCTCGGACACACTATCATTCAACTGATTATGCGCTATCCAGTCAATGCCGTATGTATTCGTAAGACGGATAATACCTTAGAACAATCGGTCTATGAGCAATTGAAATGGGCGATTAGTGAGCAAGGGGTCAGCCATTTATTTAAAATTAATAAGTCCCCTTTGAAGATAACCTATATCCCAAGAGGAAATTATATTATCTTCCGTGGCGCACAAGATCCAGAGCGTATTAAATCCTTGAAAGACAGCCGTTTTCCATTCGCAATCGGCTGGATTGAAGAGCTTGCTGAGTTTAAAACTGAAGATGAAGTAAAGACAATCACCAACTCACTCCTACGTGGGGAACTGGCTGATGGTCTTTTTTATAAGTTCTTTTACTCTTACAATCCACCGAAAAGAAAACAATCTTGGGTGAATAAGAAATATGAAAGCGTCATACAGCCTCCTAATACCCACGTACACCATTCAACTTACTTGGATAACCCATATATATCCCAAGCCTTCATAGAAGAAGCAGAGGCTACGAGAGAGCGTTCTGAGAAGCGTTATCGTTGGGAGTATTTGGGCGAGGCTATCGGTTCGGGTGTAGCACCGTTTGAAAATCTGGTATTCCGTAAGATTACAGATGAGGAGATAGCAAGATTCGATAACATTCGGCAAGGCAACGACTTTGGTTACGCCAACGACCCTCTGGCTTTTGTAAGATGGCATTACGACAAGAAGAAACGAGTTATCTACGCTATCGATGAGATTTATGGCGTGAAGATTAGCAACCGTGAGTTGGCTGAAAGAATCCGTGAGAAAGGCTATCAATCTCAGATGATAACCTGTGATAGCGCAGAACCTAAGTCGATTGATGAGTTAAAACTGCAGCTGAACATTCCACTCGTTCAAGGTGCTAAGAAAGGTCCTGATAGTCGCGAGTATGGAGAACGCTGGTTGGATGATTTGGATGCAATTGTGATAGATCCAGAACGCACACCAAACATTGCAAGAGAGTTCGAAAGCGCCGACTATGCAGTTGACCGTGATGGGAATCCCAAGCCCAAACTAGAAGAAATAAATGACCACACAATCGACGCTACTAGATATGCGTTTGAAGACGATATGAGACAGCCAGGAATATCATTCTGGTAGGAGAAGGAGAAATGTTGAGTAATTGGTTTAAATGGTTAATCAGGCGGTTGTTGATTAAGAATACAACCCAAAATGAAATACTAGAGATTGAGATAAAAGAACACCAAAATTCTGAGAAAGTAAGCACGATGAAAGAGGCTTACAACTACTATCGAAATCGCACGGATATTCGAAATAAGAAAGTAGATGTGGATTGGCGGACGAACTCAAGAATTGAATTGGGTTTGTTTAAGAAGCTGGTAGACCAGAAGGTCGGGTATTTGTTTTCTAAACAACCTACCATCTCGCTTGAGGGAGAAGAATCACAAGATTTTTTAGACAGCGTGTTTGACGAGGACCTTTTATCTACAATTAAGTCGCTTGGTAAGGAAGCAGTGATGAAAGGAATAGCTTACGGCTTGCCTTATTACGACGAGAATGGCCGTCTACGCTTGTTTAAAATCCCGAGTGAACAGATTATCCCTTTTTGGAAAGACGAGCGTCATTTGGAACTATCTGCCTTTGTACGTGTCTATAATCAAGCGGTCTACGAAAGCGGTGTAAAGAAGACCAAAACCTTTGTAGAATACTACGATGAACAAGGAATTACAGATTATATCTGGACAGGTTCACGCCTCGAACTAAATCCACTGTCTAAGGAGACAAAGGGGAATTTTTACTATGTCAACGCAGACGGTACACGGATTCCTTATACTTGGGAGAAAGTCCCTCTGATTCCATTCCGCTACAACGAGTATGAGGACGGTCTTTTAGTCCAAACCAAGTCTCTGATTGATAATATTCAACTTCAAATGTCTACTAACGCAGATATGTTGGCAGATATGCCGAAACTGATTTATGTTTTGAAAAACTATCAGGGTGCAGACCTGGGCGAGTTCATGAATAACCTGAACAAGTTCCGCTCTATCAAAGTCTCTAGCGATGGTGGTGTAGATACCTTGCAGGCAGACAATGATGCCAACGGAGCTGAAGCAGATATCGAACGCTCTCGTAAGTTCTTATATGAGGCTGCACGAGCCATTGATACCCAAGATGACAATCTAGGTAATGCAAGTGGCCAAGCTCTTAAATGGCGCTATACAGACCTTGATTTGGACTGTAATGAGCTGGAAAACGAGTTCCAAAAAGGTATCAAGCAATTCCTTTGGTTTGTAGAACAATACGCCACAAATAAAGGAGTAGCATTTGACGCATCTAAATTTACTTATGTATTCAATCGTGACATCATTTCAAATGAGTCTGAAGCTATTCAAGATTGTGTAAACTCAATCGGTATCTTAGACGACCTAAGTATTCGGGAACAACATCCATGGTATCAACCAGAGGTTGAGGAACGATTGAAAGAACAACAGGAACAAGGACAAGATCCATACTCTCAGACTAATTTCAAAAAGGTAGATGAAGATCATGACGACCGAGGACAAGAAAAAGATAGATGAGTACTGGACTGAGCGTGCTCTACAACAGGAACAAAACGCTCAGATAGTTGCTGATAGGTACATGACCCAGATTGGCCAATCCTTAGCTGACTATAAACATCAGTTGGTTTCTGAGATTGAGAAGTTCTATGCCAGGTATGCAGTTGATAATAAAATGACTCACGCAGAGGCTAAGCAATATCTGACAGATAAAGAGCGTAGAGAGTTTAAGCATGTAACTCTTGAAAGATTCCGTGAGATGGCTTTAAATCCTGACACACCGACACCACTGTTGGACGCTTTGAGCTATCGCCATCGTATTAGTCGCAAGGAGGCTTTGCTTGCCGAAATTGAGCGTCTAACAGCTGAACTATACGGAAAGCCAGACGGCATACATGACAAAGTCACAGAGGCTCTGAGCGACGTCTACATCAAAGGTAAAATCCATCAAGCTAAGAACTTGGCACATTTTGGAATCATAGAGAAACCAATATTGGGTGTCGATGCAGTTAAGCATAAGATGGCTAGTAACTGGAGTGGTAAGACCTTTTCTGAAAATGTGTGGGTGCATAAAGAAGTTGCTTATAAAGCAATCAGTGATGTCTTGAACAAAGGACTAACAGGTGGCTGGTCTATTGATAGAATGGCTAGGGCTCTTTCTGAACGTACAGGGGTCGCCTATCATCGAGCAGATACGCTTGTCAGAACTGAGACGACCTTTTATAATAATCTCGCGACGCTAGATACTATCAAGGAATTAGGTGGCGACCATTACGAAATCGTAGCGGTCTTAGACAGTCGTACAAGTGAGATTTGTCAGTCAGAAAATCATAAGGTTTATCCTGTCAAGGAATATGAACCAGGACGGACCGCACCGCCTTTCCATGTTCGTTGCCGTTCTACTATCAGGCCTGCAGTCAAGTCTGATAAGAAAGGCAAGACTGATAAGACTGACAGGACAGAAGAAGCAGAACAGATTAGTCCATATCTCGATATATTACTAAATAACGCCCTTGTAAAAATGGCAAAAGAGAAACGTTCTCTGGATGAAATCTTTGTAGGTTGGGAGCGCGAAGGGGAAGCGGTTAAAGAAAAACTGTTTGCGAAAGACGGAGAAAAGGTGTATAATCAGGGTATGAGTTCAATTGATTTAATGGCAAAACACCGGTCTTTCGTTGTTGGAGATGATATCCGACTGAATGCCAAAAAACTTAGCGGAACCGAGTTTGATTTTTGGGTTCAGGATCGTACTAAGAAAATTAGAGATGCTGTAGCAAATGTTCAAGAAGTTTTCCGTGAATTACCTGACTACTCAAAACCGACAGTTGTTTTCTTAAAAAAATCAGAATTACCTGGTTTAGCAGGATATGACTATAAACAAGATATTTTATTTGTGAGTGATGCACTTCATTCGGAAATAGAATTTGCTAAAGTTCTATCTGATAATTATTTTGCTGCTCAAAATATTACAGATACCATGGTTCATGAATTAACGCATAAAAAACATTGGGACTCTGCTAAAGCATTTTACAAAGCCAACAAAAAGCGGTATAATAGTGTCGAACAAGCAATGTCTGAATTGAACTCCCCATTAGTGTCATATGTCAAGGAACAATTGAAACATGACTATAATTATCTTTATAGTATTAGCGATAATGCAGCTATTGCGTTTTACAACGATAACATCAATGAGTTGGTTGCTGAAGTCGGGGTATTGGGAGATAAGGTTACAGACCCAAATCTGTTAAATAAAGTCAAGGAGGTATTATCATGGAAGTAATGGCTATGCCTAGCAAAGAAGTTTTGATTTTTACAAAACAAATCCGCCACTGGATTGTTGGCGATAAAACTATTTCAGGAAAGAAACAATTTATTTTCCGTGAGGACACTCCTCCTGAAATCTTAAAACTTTATCAAGATATAAAACCAAAACTTGAATTTGCTTATTAACAATCAAAAGCACCTAGAGAGATCTAAGTGCTTTTCTTATGCTTAGAAAGGAGCGAGAAATGAAATACCGTAAAAAACCAGTGGTCATTGAGGCCGTCCAACTCAACGAACGTTGCTTGATTGAAGAGGATTGGTTCTGGGACGCAGTGACCAGGAATAAGATTATTGTTCATGATAATGGCAAGTGGGCTAAGAATCCCGCATGGTGTGAGATCAAAACACTTGAGGGGGTTATGATCGCAAAAACAGGAGATTATATCATCAAGGGTGTACAAGGTGAATTTTATCCATGTAAACCTGAAATCTTTAAAGAAACATACGAAAAAGTAGAGGAGTAAGATATGTTCATCTGGGATTTAGTATCAATTGAATACAGAAAGAAACTGAAACAATTGAAAAATAAATAACCTAACCGCATCGAAATCGAGGCGGTTTTCTTATACCCTAACCGTATGTAATCCCGTACGGTTAAATTTATATGTTGGAGGTATTGCCTTGAGGAAGTATACAAAAATAGCACTAACAATTGCTGTAACCGTCATTACAACAAAGCTAGTGCTACACATAGAAGAACAGCGAAAAATCAGAGACTTACATAACCGAATCGCTAAACTAGTTCAAATTGACTAGTGTCTTTCGCCCTGGGCATGGCGTTAAAAGGCTTTTTTACTTTACCAAAATGTCGTGGTCGTTGCCACGTTAAACAAACGTACAGGAGGAAAAGAAAT